TTTGTTCGAGACAATTAAATCACACTATTAGTCCGATAAAACGGACGGAAAGGAGGCGAACTATGCCGGAGTTGCTGACCCGACAAGAGGTAGCGGAAAAACTAGGCATTTCCACTGTTACGGTAGACAGACTCCGTAAATCGGGGAAGCTGGCATATATTCAGCACACCCCAAACGGCAAAGTGTGGTTTACAGACGATGCCGTTGCGGAGTACATAGCTAGATCAACTCACGCTGCGTTACCCGCCCGGGTGGTAACCGAGACCTACAGAAAGCGCCGAGTGGCGTCTTAAGTAATTACTGAGAAGGAGGTACATATGGAAACTAAGAAAATCGACATTGCCCTGCGGCGCGTCCTTGTGACACTGGTGTTTTACTTGTCTGTTATCTTGGCGGCGCTGATTCTGGGTGTGACCCATCAGATTGCCGGCTGGGTGGCGCAGGCTGCCATTGCTCTGTCCCTGCTCCGACTGGCATTTCTGTTCGGCTGGGGCGTAGCAAAGAACGGCAAATCGTGGCGGATCTAATTTATTCCAAAAATTAAAATAATGGAGGAAAACAAAATGAACAAAGGTAAGTATGTGATCGTAAGAGGAAACCGCAGCGGTGTGTTCGCCGGTGTACTGGAGTCCCAGGAGGGCCAGAAGGTCGTGCTGAGTGGTGTTCGCAGACTGTGGCGGTGGCAGGGCGCTACCGAGTGTCTGCAGATCGCCATGGAGGGTGTGAAGAGACCGAAAGACTGTCGGTTTACCATGACGGCTGAGTCTATTACCTTGCTGGATGCCATTGAGGTGATTCCTGCAACTGCGGCGGCGGAAGCCAACATTAAGGCGGTGCCGGTATGGAAGATGTAAAGCTGCAAGAGAAGATCCGGGATTTTCTGGCTGTCAATAACGGCTACGGCTACGGCTCCGGCTACGGCTCCGGCGACGGCGACGGCTACGGCGACGGCGACGGCTACGGCTCCGGCTCCGGCTCCGGCTACGGCTACGGCTCCGGCTACGGCTACGGCTACGGCGACGGCTCCGGCGACGGCTCCGGCTACGGCGACGGCTACGGCGACGGCGACGGCTCCGGCTACGGCTACGGCGGTTTGGCTGTAATAAACGGCCACATAGTGTATCTGGTTGATGATGTGCCCACCATCTTTACATCCATCAAGGGCAATGTGGCAAAAGGATTCATCCTTCAGTCAGATCTGACGATGACTCCCTGCTTTGTGGTTAAGGGAAACGATCTGTTTGCCCACGGTGATGATCTGCACAAGGCCATGACCGCGCTGACGGACAAGCTGTTCGACGACATGCCGGAGGAAGAACGGATCGCGGAGTTCATCAAGGCGCATCCGGACAAGGACAAGGCATATCCCAATCAGGATCTGTTCGACTGGCATCACCGGCTGACCGGCTCCTGCATGGCGGGAAGAAATGCCTTTGTAAAGGACCGGGGACTGACTCTGGATGGCGAGACCACGGTGACAGCGTTCATTGCGCTGACGCGGAATGCCTACGGCGGGGCCGTGATCTGTCGTCTGGAGGAAGCCTATAAAAAGTCGGAGGCCTAGAAATGTACAGAATCTGTCCGTACTGCGGCGCAGCACTTGATCCCGGAGAGATTTGCGATTGCAAAAAAGAAGCCGCCCCGGGTGAGGAAGACCCGGAAGCGGCTGACGAAAAATCATCACAATTATTATAAGCAAACAAAATCAAAATGTCAATGAGAAAGGAATAAAACCATGATTCGTAAAGCTGAGAATGTGAATGTCGCAGACAAGAAGATCCGCATCCTTATCGCCGGTTATCCCGGCATTGGCAAGTCTACGCTTGCCTTGTCTGCCCCCAAACCCCTGCACATCGATGTGGACTTTGGTATCGACCGGATCGAACCCCGGTACCGGACGGACTATATTCAGCCAAAGTCCTACGAAGAGATCCTGGAGGACCTGAAGCCGGAGAACTTGACCGGTTACGACACTCTGGTGTTCGACACCGGCGGAAAGCTGATTTCCCTTATGTCTCTTTGGGCGATCAAGCAGGATCCCAAGTATGGCCAGCGTGACGGCTCTCTGAGTCTGAAGGGCTATGGCTTTGTCGGCAAGGAGTTTCAGCGATTGATGGATTACTGCTTCTACGAGCTGAAGAAGCACATCGTTATGGTGTTTCATGCCGTGGAGGACAAAGACGGCGATAACACCCGACTGCGCATCAAAGTGGAAGGGCAGACCAAGAACAATGTCTGGGAGACCCAGGATCTTGGTGGCTTTGTGGAGATGATCGGCAACGATCGCACCATTGGTTTTTCTAACTGCGAGCGGTACTTTGCCAAGGGTACAAGGGGTGTCCACGGTGTGATCAAGATTCCAGCCCTGACACCAAACAGCGCAAATGACTTCCTTACGAAGCTGTTTGAACAATACAATGCCAAGTCTGCGAACGAAGTGGCGCAGGCCAACGAACAGAAGGAAGTCTACGCTGCTGCCATGGATGCGGTCAACACATTGATCCAAACGGTAACGGACGCGGAGTCTGCTACTGCTGCAGCGCCGCTGCTGAAGAAAATCAAGCACGCGCTGACCTCTGAGAGAGAATCGGCAATCATGTGGAACAACCACATCAAGAGTCTTGACCTTTTCTATGACAAGGTGCTGAAGGCATACACTCCTGCTCCGAAGGAGAAAAAGGAGGGACAGTGATGTCCCGGTACTTAATGACCCATTCACTGCTTTCTTCATGGCTCTATGCCATGAAGAGCAGCCCTTATGAAGATGCTACAACCGAGAAAGACCCTGCGGAGGAGTTTTTAAGAGTTCTCCGCAGGGAGCCGACGGAAACCACCGAGGCGATGCGCAATGGTATTGAATTCGAAGATCTGGTGACAAGCATCGCCGCAGGCGCGGATGTTGATACGGAGCACAAGTGGTATTCCGCTGCTGCGAACGCCGCGCAGAAGGTTGCAGGCGGTGTGGTGCAGTATAAAGCAAAGACGGAGATCGAGGTTTCCGGCATCCGGGTGCTGCTGTATGGCCGCATCGACTTTCTGAAGGCCGGTGTTGTGATCGATACCAAGTTTTCCAAGAGTTATGATCGCGGAAAATACATCGACAGCACTCAGCATCCCACATACCTGCGGCTGGTCCCAGAGGCAGAGTCTTTTATGTATCTTGTCAGCAATGGTACGGATGTATGGACAGAAATCTACCGTCGTGACGAAACGGCAGATATCGAGCCGGTGATCGCAGATTTTTTCCGGTACTTAAACGATAAGGGGCTTATGGAGATCTATAAGCAGCATTGGGAAGCACTATGACGGAAATCCAATTTCAAACAGCCAAAATGGAGACCGGTAAGCTGATCATCGACATACCGCCGGATCAGCGGGGCACAGTGATGCGGTTTCTGCGGACCATGAAGGATAAGCTCTACGACTTGACCATCAAGGAACACCGCAATAAGCGCAGCCTGGATGCCAATGCCTATGCTTGGGTGCTGATCCACAAGCTGGCAAAGGAAATGCGCGTCCCGCCGTTAGAGGTATATCAGCAGTCAGTATTGACTGTCGGCAATAACTATACCCCCATGTGCGTCCGGGAGCAGGACAAAGAACGATTTGTTCGAAACTGGGAAAGCCGGGGTGATGGCTGGCAATGCGTAGACAAGGGCCAGTCTTCCGTTGACGGATGCAGGACGATTTTTGCCTACTACGGCTCCAGCGCGTTTGACACTGCACAGATGTCCCGGTTGATCGACAGCTTGATCCAAGACTGCAAGGCGTTGGATATTGAAACATTACCTCCGGACAAGCTGGCGCTTCTCATGGAGGAATGGCAGTGAGGAAGAATACCAAGGCTAAGGGTTTTGATCGCAAAGCCAAAGAAGCGATTTCTCAGCGGGACTGCATAGACGGGTGGCCTTGCTGCGTCAACTGCGGGGCTGCCGCTCCTGCACCTTTGGCATGGTCCAACGCGCATTTCATTTCCAGAGCACAAGGCGGCCTCGGCATACCGGAAAACGGGCTGACGCTCTGTCCGGTGTGCCATACGCGCTACGATCAAACAACAGACCGCCCCATGCTCCGGGCCTACTTCCGGGATTATCTGGTGAGCAAGTACCCTGCGTGGGACGAAGAAAAACTTTATTACAAGAAAGGTCATTGATATGCTAAACCACATCGTTATTATGGGCCGCCTTACCCGCGACCCCGAACTGAGAAGAACAGCAACCGGCACAGCTGTGGCAAATTTCACCGTTGCGGTAGACCGTGACTATTCCGCCGACGGCAACAAGGAGACTGATTTTATCGAATGCGTCGCATGGCGGCAGACCGGCGAATTTGTACAGAAGTACTTCAACAAAGGAAACCTGATCGTCGTTTCCGGCCGGCTGCAGATCCGCACCTGGACGGACAAGGACGGCAACAAGCGCAAGGTTGCTGAGATCGTGGCAGGC